TAACAAGTGCTGGTAATTTAACTGCTAGTGGTGATGCAACTGGTACTGCTAGTGGAACCAATATAGCTTTAACTTTAGGAACTTCTGGGGTTATTGCTGGAACTTATAACACAGTAACAGTTAATGCTAAAGGATTAATAACTTTTGGAAGTAATGTTACTTTGGGAACTGGCACAGTAACCAATATTGTTGCAGGAACTGGTTTAACTGGTGGCACTATTACCAATACTGGAACTATTGCTATTAATTATGCAAATGCTAATACATGGTCTGCTTTACAAACTAATAGTGTAGGAATTAACGTAGGGAATACTGTATCTGCAAGTACAACTACCTTAGATTATTATCAAAGAGGTTCGTTTACTCCCGTTATTGTAGGAGTTACAACGCCTGGCACAGGAACTTATAGTACTCAATCTGGTTATTATACTAGAATAGGTAATAGAGTTGATTTTACATTAAATATTGCTTGGTCTGCTCATACTGGAACTGGTGTTATGAGAATAACTGGGCTTCCATATACTAATGCTAATTTTTTCTCTCCTGCTGCGGTTTATAATCTTTCAATAACTACAAATCTGGGGTATTTTCTAATTACTGGCGTTGAGAATTCTTCAAGTTATATGAGTGTATATCAAATAACAACAGGAACACCAAGTCCTGCTAATGTAAATATAACAACTTCTGGTAATATTTTTGTAACTGGAACTTATTTTGTTTAATGGGGGTTTATAATGGAATTTGAAGTAAGAAATGAAGGTGGAAAGCCAGATGTTTTTGGTAATATTATTCCAGCTTATACCGTAATTGGAGTTTATGATGATGTGGCAGGAACACGAAATACTTATTATAACTTTAATTACCAAGCATTAGTAAACGCAGTTGGTGAAACTCTAGCACAGCAATGGGCAACTAATGTTGGATGGACTATTACTTAAAAAAATAATTTATTTTAAATTTTGATAAGATTTTCTAACTTTTCTATTGTTTATAAGAAAAGTTACTTTAAAAGACGCATCTTCGCCTTCGATCATTTTTATAAATTTTATAATTGTTTTATAATCTTCTTTTGTTCTACCATCGTAAACAAGAGATTTACCATAAATGGTAAAATAATATATAAAGTCAAATGGAATAGCACCACTTTTGTAATTTTGTAAAATGCTATTCCATTTTTTAGAATTCATTATATTATTTTTTAATAGTTTTTTTAACTACTGGTTTTTTATTTTGCTTTTTAACAGTTTGTGCTTTATTTTCCAATGCTACTATATTGGCATCTTGAATTGTTGAAATTTGAGAAACATTTGGCTGTGGAATAATTAACACTTTGTTAACAGCATCAACCATGGTTGGATCTAATTTCAACACTTCAGAAAACATTCTTTTTGCATCATCCAGCATTGCACTTGCTTGTACAAACCTATTTTTAGCAATATTGGCATTTCCTTGAACTTGCAATTTTTCTTCATATTGCTTGTTAGCATAAGGATTAGCTTTTGAAATGTTACTTAATTCTTCTTGTTTTGCTAAAGTAGGCATACCTTGTTGAGCATTGATAGCATCAATAATTTGCCTTAATGGAATTGTTGTATTAGGGGTTGGTGTCATTAAAATATTATCAACACTCATTTTTTCCATATAATTATTTTTATGGAAATACTCCAATAACCTTTTTTCATGTAAAACATCAACGAAATTAGCTTTACTTTGAGAATATGGTTGATGTGCTAAAGTGTTCAATTCATCTCTATCAACGCCTTTTACTAATTTATCAACATTGATAACTAGACTATTCATTGAATCACCAGGTATTTGTTTGTATACAACTACCAATTTACTAGGAAAATTACCAGTAGTAATTCCCAAATGTGCTGTTTGCATTTTATATCCTTTTTAATTATTCTGGCAATACTACTTCATCAGTAGATACTTCGCTAATATTATTAGCTTGTGTTGCTTCGTATGCTTTTAGAAAAGCGACAATATTATCAAAACTTGGTTTAAGTCCTGCTATTTCTAGTTCACTTAATCTATTCATTGTTGCCAAATTTTCAAGAAATTTGATAGGTACAATCAAATCTTGTACAGTTATTTGCACTTGTTGTGGTGGAGTAACTGTTCCTTGTTCTGCTGTAGGTACTACTGCTTCTTCCGCTACTGCTTTTTTACTTTTTTTAGCCATTTTTTCCTCATTATTATAATTATAATTACTTTTATATATTACTACATTTTTATTATAAAATCAAATTAAATTTTATATTTAATTTATCAACTCTTCATAATGTGCAAATTTTCCAAAGGGAACATCTGGGTTTTTATTACTATGAATAATCCAAGTGGTTGGACAATATTTTGGATCACCCCAATATGAACTACCATTAAAACCGTCTGTGAAACATACAAATTGTTTTGGTTTTATATTATTTTCTTTCATATAGTCAAAGTTACATCCTATGTGTGTACCACCACCACCTGCTGGTTGATAAGATGATAATGTTCTGATATTTCTTGAGTCATATTCCTTATACGCATGAACTTGTGTATCAAAACACCAAATTTTCAATTTGAAATTTTTATAATATTTCAATATTCCACAAATTTCGCTCAAAAATTCAACACGTTGTTGATCAGTAATACTTCCGCTAGTATCAATACTAACACAAATATCAACGGTTTCGTCAAATCCCATAGAAGGAAGAATTATATTTCTATTAGGATTTCTTTTGTTAGGGCGTTTCCAATCAATATCATTTTTGAAAATACTTTGAATAGTAACTCTTAATAACTGTTTCCAATTTATTTTTGGTTGAATAAGCGATTGAATCATTAACTCAGTATTACCTGGTGCGTTTCCTGCAATTTTAGTTCTTTGCAATGCTTCAATCATTGAATCCTTAAAATCTCTTAGATTTTGTTCAAGCTCTTTTTGTGTAGGAGCTTGAGATGTATTACCATCTCCATCAGTTTTCTGTATTTGTGATGGATCAATATGATAATCAAAAGATTCAATCTCTTTTTTTACGTCTTTTAATAACAAGTCATAAACTTCTTCTGCTATCATGCCTCTATACTTAATGTCATGAAGACCCCCAACCTTGGGGAGACTCCCTATATCGTCTAAAACCAAATAATCATTTATTACATAGTCAGTAGCACAATTCCATAATCTTGGGTTTCTTGAACCATTACGACCTAAAGAATTTAACACACAATGCATAATTTCATGTGCAATAACAAAAATTCTTTCATTTCTAGAAAGTTTTTGAAAAAACTCTACATTGTAAAAAATATTTTTACCATCAGTAGCTGCTGTACCAATATCACCAAGATAAGATTTTTTATCTTCAATGAACTTCATTTTACTAACCAAAAATCCAAAAAAAGGCTTTCTAAGTAGTAATCTTAAGGTAATTATTCTCAATTCTTCTTCAATGTTTAATTTCATATTAGTTCTCTAAGTTTTAATTCATTCTACCTTAAAAAATAATTTTGTCAATTTTTATTTAACAACATCAGCAATAAATGAACTGTGAATTTCCATAATTTTTTCTAAATTTGGCATCGATTTTTTAGCTCCTATCATTCTATAATTTTGTGTTGCTATAGAAACAGGAAGAATCTGAAATTCTTTACCAAAAATATCTTCATTTTCAATCATGTATCCGTAAAAATTATCAAGATAAGATGTATGTAATTCATTGAGTATTATTGTGCCAGTGTCATTTGGTGGCGTTTGTACTATTGCTAATTCTCTTAATTTATATAGAGAATTAGTAACAATCATATAAGCTATATCAATTCCAGTCATTTTTTTACTAATTTTTGGGTTTTTTCCTTTTAAAATATCCATAACGTCTGGTAATTCATTAGAGATTTTTCTAAATTTCATAAACTCAATAGCCACTAATTGTCCTACATTGCTTGCAACAATATTTCTTATCAACGTATCACTTGCGTTTATGTTCAAATTTAATAATTTTGAGGTTGCAAACCAACTTCTTGGGGTTGCAAAAGCTCGTTCACTAGAGTTTGGGTCAAACCCATTAAGTCTATTATTATTCTTAGCTAAAAAACCAATAATTTCAACATTAACGCCACTAGCAATAGCATGATTTACCCAATCATCAAATGAAGTTTCTAGCTCCACATGAGACATCCTATTTTCTAATGGTTTTGGCATCTCAAAAGTAGCTCCACCATCTTCATTACGGTTGCCTGCTGCCACGATAGAAACACCATCTGCTAGTGTAAATTGACCAATGGCTCTGTCTAATACGAGCTGATAACTTGCCAACTGAGTACTAGGTAAAGCTCCGTTAATTTCATCTAACAATAGAATTGCTTGAATGTCTGGGTGAGTGTGAGTAAACGGTATTTCGCTACTAACAGCAAAAGATAGAGATTTAGTACCATCTTTATTCTCAACTAAGGTTGGATAACCTTTAATATCTGTACTTTCGTAAAGTGGCAAACGAACATCAATAAAATCTTTACCAAGTTCTTTAGCAATTTGGCGTACCATGTCACTTTTACCAATGCCAGGTTTGCCATGAATCATAATTGGTTTTTTTGCTATTACGTTTGCCGTAACTAGCTCTTTGGTATCTTTATATGAAAGAACAAGATTGTTTAGGTTGTTTGCTGTCATTTTAGTAAATCCTTAAAAGTTAGTAATAAAGCTAACTATACCTAATTTTTAAAATATGTCAATAGCAAAAATGAAAAAAATAAAGGGGATTGACTTTTTAATTATATATGCTATCATCTAAAAATAACCTTTTTGAAAGATTTTTTATGATTTATTTTATAATTACATTATTTTTAATTATCATTTTTGCAAGAATTATAAAAACATTATTTGTTTTTCTTTTAATTGTTGGAGCTTTATATTTTTGTTACCACACATATGGGGATCAAATTAGAAATTATGAAAATTCTATAGAAAGAAAAAATCAATAACTTCTTATTGATAATAACTGACACCCTGTCAATCTACACCAATTAGCAAAATCTATATCTAATGTAAATATTTTTTCATTTTTGCTATCTATATAAAATAAATTATTGATATTATTAGATAAAATAACTAAATCTTTTGTTTTTAAATTATTATTTTTAAAAACTAATTCTATAAAATCAAAATGCTTTCTTATTTTTAAGAAAGCATTTTTTTTCAATCTCATAGTTTCATTATTGAAAAATACTTTTAAATAATGTGGATTTCCTAAAGATTCTAAAACTTTTAATCTTATATCTTCCATTGTTATTTTTTTGAATTATAGCTATTATCAATGCTTGCAGAATCTTTTTTCTTAGCATCCATTATAGTTTTTAGCATGTTTTTATTATATTCGTCCCCATATAATTCGCTTACATCAATATTATCGTCATCGCTTATTTTTTTAACTTCATCAACATTTAATTCTGGTGTTGGATTATCTAATCCATTTACAACTACTCTAATTTCACTTATTTTTAGAATTTTTGCTATTTCTCTTGCCAAATAAAAACAACTAGCTGGTAAAGAAGTAGTTACATCAAAAATTACCACTTCAGAGTTCATTGGTTCAGCAAAACCATATGGTGTTTTTTGAAAAATAGTTTTCTTTGGTTTTGAAACATCAATTAAATCATATGCTTTCAAATTATTTTCTATTCTTGATATATCTTGACTAGATATATCTTCTACAGCTACCCTAATAGTATATTTGTAATCTTTTTTAGCGTTAAGTAAGTAATCAGCCAATGTTTTCTTTGTCATAATATTTTCCTTTTATATAGCTTATTTATTTTTCTGAGCTATTATTAATTTGTTTTAGTAAATCGTTTCTGTCGCCAAAGAAATTTCCATTTTTACTTTTTTCTTCTTCAGGTGTTACTAAGCCTTCTTCATCAGATAATTTCTTTTTTTGTAATATTTCAGCGGCTTTTACTTTTGCAGTATTTTTTTGTTTTAAGGCATCAAGAGAGTTTTTTTGAAATCTAAATGCAGCATTAAATAATTCTGCTGCCATTTTTTCATCAACATTTTTAGCTAATTCAATAACATCTTTATAGCTTTGTAATGCCATTACTGCTATTTTATCCATTTGTTCTACATAATCATCTAATTGTAATAATTCAATTACTTTTTGATCTATATTTTCAATATGGTCAGTGTTATCAGATTTAATGATTAAAAAATCATCATCTTCCACATCATTATTTCCTATATTTAAAAGTTCATCTAATTTTTTCATAATTAAACATCTAGTTCTGTATTAAGTTGGGAAACATTAAAAACACCAGTAGTCACACTTCTTGCTGCATCTCCAGAAGAAACAATATTACTTACTGATGATATATTTGAAGAATTTACAGAATTTACTGAAAAAATGTTTGGCACAGAACCGCCAATTAGTGAGCCAAGAACACCATTGATCTGTCCAGTTGAACTACTTAAAACATTATTGACTAAGTTGAATGCTGGCGAAACTAAACCGCCATTAACTGAATTATTCAAAATATTTGCTAAAGTTGATAGACTACTACTATCAGTTGGTAAGCTAACTCCGCTTGTTAAATCTGGTCCACTAACATTTAAGCCATTTCCTAAACTTGTAAAATTATCATTATAATAAGGTAATCCAAATAAATCAGATAGTTCTGGCGTAATTATTTCAGTTATTTCATCAAAAACTACACCTTCAAATCTTGTACTTATGGTAATTTCACTGGTTCCGAAGTCCTCTACCCCCAAATTTCCCATTTCAACGCTAGCAAATTTTGGGTTGATGAATGACATTTTACTGTAATATTGATCATACATTTCGTAAATTTCTATTCTGTCAAGGAAATAATTATTATTTGGACTTTGTCTTCCTGCCAATCCCCATCCTGGTGAATTTTCAAAACTTCCACCAATAATATCATAATTCCAACTATTATCTGATTTCGATAAGAAATCATCATAATAAAATCTATTGTAAGCCTCAATTAATTTGATAGCCGTTCCATCTACCACATCATAAAAAGTAAAACTTATTGGATTATATTCTACCTTGGTTTGTACTAATCTTTTTTTATTATATTGATTCATTTCAGCAAGCGTATAGCTCATGCTTAATCTATCAATTCTTTTCACAAAATAACTTAAATGAGATTGATTTTGGTTATTTAATTCTTTAGTGACAAAATTTATATAATATTGAAACTTCATCTTAGGGGGGTTATAACCACCAGGACTTAAAACTCTAAATCTACTTATTGCACCATTAAAAAAAGTCATAAAATTCCATATTGTTAATGATATTTATTAGAATTTGAATTGACAATAATTAATTTTATGATAAAATTAATTTATAACATTGATTGGATATTTTTATGAATAAGAATGAAAAAATTAATCAAATAAAAAATGATATATCTTTTTTTCAAGAAAGATATGAACAATGCAATGATGATATAGATAAGAAAAAAATTATAAATTCATATATTGAAAACTTAAAAAAAGATTTACAAAAATTGAGAACTAAATAAATTTTTGTAAATCTTTTTTATCTTAAATTAAAGAGTTGCACCAGCAGGATCGCTAGAAGGGGTTGCCATAAGAACTTGACCATTTTCTCCTTGATAAGTAGCGTTATCATATCTAATAGTCATAGAAATTGTTTTAGCATCGCTACTTGAATAGTTTAAATCGCCATATCCAACAGAAGTTAAAAAACAACCCTCTAAAGTCCATTGTTCAAGAACCCCAGTATTGCCACCATCCATGACTTCAATTATAGCTGTAAATTTATAATCAGTCGCACTACGGTATCCAGTTTGATTAAAATGATCAAATTGTCTTTGTTCTTGAGCACCAATATTAACAGTAGCAGAGTTTGTTACATCATCCCTAACAACCATTTCTATAGTGCTTAATGTTGCTTTTCCAGCAAAATAAGCAATACTATTATATGAGTGAACGGCAACTGCTTCTTGTTCTAATGTAGGAAGACTTGTACTTTCAAGATTTAACGTAATATCTTGAGCAGTATTACCAATTGAACCAAAATTTAAAAATCTAACACGAAATCTATGTTTTATTTTTGGCTGTTTTAATGGTCCTTGTCTAGCTCCATCTAACGGAACTCCAAAGCGATCTAGTGTAAATGTCATATTGGTAAAAATCCTTTTTTATAATATTTAAAAATTTTATTAATTTAAATTTGTTCCAGTTGGTAAAATTCTTATAGGTAGGTAAACAAAATTAATTGATTTTTGTGGGATTATTGCTATATCAGCCCATAATTCATTGCTATCAATTCGTTCTGGTGTATTATTAGTTGTGTCACAAACAACAGCAAAATCAGTAAGTGCGTTAAGGCTTAATAAACCACCTAAATAATTAGATAAAATAGTTTGGAAACTGTTTCTAGTGCTTTCATTATTTAATTGAAATAAGAAATCTTGAGAAATTGCATCTAATTCAGCTCTTAAATAACAAATAAGTCTTGCAACATTTATTCTATTTAGTGCTGTTGAATCACCGCTTAAAGTTTTGTCACCATAAACAATTAAGCCTCTATTAGGTAAAAATGCTATTGGATTAATACTATTGGTATATAGTGTATCTCTTTGTCCTTGATTTAAAACTACTGGTACAAATTTATTTGTTATTGGATCAACGTATCCAACGCTACTTGCATTTTGCACAATTCCACGCTGGGTTCCAGCAGGACTATACCAAGGATAAGCAACACTATCATTATAAGCATATGTAGATAATGCTATTGCACTAGCTGGCATTGCTACGCTATTTCCATTACTATCAGTACCTAAACCTTGTGGGTAATATTCTGCACTGTAAGTATATAATGTAGTTCTTCCAAATTCATTAGTTTCACCTACATTTGCAGTATTAGTAGCCCAATTATTAATAGCAGTTGCTGAGCTAATTAAGTGCATTGGCGTATCTGCAATAATAAAAGCAGTTTCTTTACGATCAATATTTAAGTTTTGTAAATTAGAAATTGTTTCTGGATAATTAGGAGCTGCAATTAAATTGAAAAAATTAAATTCGCTTCTTATTTCATCATTAGAAACAATAATACTATTTAATGCCAAAACAACCATTTGATGTTGTGCAAACCTTCCAAAGAATGCAACACCATTTAAATCATTTCCGCTTGCTGTAATCCAACGAGCAGCATCTATAGCTCCACTATTTGAATATGCACCAACTGTATATGCTTGTTGGTTTGCAAATTTAGTAGATTCATATTTTTTTACATTATAAGTGCTATATCTGGTATTAAATAACAAAATATCAGCAGGATATACTTCAGGGTTTGGTGCATCAGGATCAACAAAATTGCTAACTAAGATATCTGTTATAAGTGTGCTTCCAGTATTTAAACCGTTATTAGTTGCTCTGGCATCACCAAAAACTACACCAAAAGGAGTAGTAGTATCTGCTTTGTTTATTAGATTCCAGCTATTTGAAGAAGTATACCATCTGTATAAAGCAGGATAATTAACTACATCACTGCTATCTAACCATAAATCATTATTTACTAATGGTAATCCACCACTTTGTGTAAATGGTTGTGCTGAAGTTATTTGAACACCATTTGGATCAGTTGCTGGATATTTATTTAAGTAACCATCCCAAGCATTTCCAGTATTAACCATTATATCAACCATGAAAGCATCATTAATCCATAATGTACCATCTGTTGGCGATGTTGTTGGTGCTGTTAATGAAGGTACATAATTTAATATCGTCCATCCAGTACCAGTATATCTTTTAATAACTTGAATTGCTGTGCCATCTGCGTTTGCATTATAATTTACATACAAACTTCCAATAGCCAAAGCACTACCATATCCTGTTGTAGCTGCTGCATCATTCAAATAAAACGGAGCTGTAATAATAGAAAATTGATTTAATGTAGAAGTAAATAATTTAACTACTATATTAGCACCATAATTTGGATTTGTAGTTTTTATCCATATATCACCGGGGTTAGAACCAGTTGGGATATTAATATGATTTGCATATACAAAGTTGTAACCATTTTTTGTTACGATACCAGCAGTAGTAGCTGCTGTACCACTAATAACAATATTTCCACCATTTGAATTTTGCAAAACTAATTGATTTCCTACAGAAATACTTGCAGTGATATTAGTTATCTCTGCTGAATTAATATCAGACACTGTTTGGCTTAGAGTAGTTCCAGTTAAAGTGACTGTAACACCATTGATAATTATAGTATTTCCAATGGTAAATACTGGATTTGCAACAGCTCCTGTGGAAATAGTTGGTCCATGAGCTAATTGCCAACCTGCACTACCAATTAAATACCAGTTTCCATTAACTTTTTCATAAATTGCATTATTAGTAGTCAAAGTTACAACTGCAATATTCCCATTACTTCCAAAAGAACTCAAAGGAACATAATTAATATCTACTTGAGTTGCTGTTGGTATTAGTGTTGGAACTGATGTCCAAGCTAAACCTGCGACTGGATTGCCGTTAGAACGAAATACACCCCAAGAAGTATTAGTTGTATCTAGCCAATAAGTTCCATTTACTGGAGCTCCTGTTGGTGGGGTTTCACTATAAGTAAGTTGTGAGAGGTCTATATCTGCTCTTATAACATAAGCACTATTAGCGACTCCTAAATAATCATATGCTGCTTTAAGACCATATTCACTAACTTCAGAACCTTGTACAATAGTTCCATTGTTTATTTCAAAAAGAGGATTTCCAAACTGTGTTACTAAATCTAACTGACTAGATAAGAGAGTCAAAGTATTAGATGTTTGCGTTCCAGATGTTACAGTTACTCCATCCGTTCCAATTTTATTTGCAGCAGTCGCAATAAAAATTAAAGGAACTGTACCAAAGCTAGAACTTGCATACTGACTTTGATCAATAACTGTTACTGATACACCTGGAGAAATTAGAGTTGCCATTTTACCCTCAAAAAATTATTTTATATGTTTTATATATTTATTGCTAATCCATAAATATAAGGCAAATCATGATAAACTATTAAAATATAAAATTTTTATGGGTAAATATTATTCAGGAGTGTTTTCTCCAAAAAATACATCTAAATATGTTGGAAAAGTTTTACCAACTTATAGAAGTGGCTGGGAATTAAAAGTATTTAGATATTTGGATGAAAATATTAAAGTACAAACATGGGCAAGCGAAGCCTTTTCAATACCATACTATAATACCATTGATGCTAAAATGCACAATTACTTTCCAGACATCTTAGTACAGTTTATTAATAATAATGGTGAACAATGTGTTGAACTTTGGGAAATAAAACCTAAAAGTCAAAGTATTATAAGCGAAAGCAAATCTAAAAAAGATTTAGCTGCTATTGAAGTTAATACTTGTAAATGGAAAGCTGCTCAATTATGGTGCAGTGAAAGAAATATAGTTTTTAGAGTTCTTACTGAAAATGAATTGTTTGGCGTAAATAAAAAATAGATTTTTATTCTTTTTTGATTTTATCTCCATAACATAACTTAAAATAAGTTATATCTTCAACCTCAAGAAAAATTATATGTCTGTTAGGATATAAATCGTTTTTATCTTGATAAACAAAATTACAAAAATAATTTTTTCTATCAAAACTTATAGAAAGAAAATATATAATCTCTTTTACAATTTCATAATCAATATCGTCTCTAAGAAATATTATCATTATTAATTATTCTATCAAAAGTCTATTACCAAAACATAGTCTAAAATAATTTAAATCATTTTCATCCATAAAAGTTATTCGTTTAGGATAAATTTTAAAATTTTTCATAGAATGGGGTTCAAAATTACAAAAATAATTTTTTCTATCAAAACTTATAGAAAGAAAATATATAATCTCTTCTGCTAATATAGAATCACCTAATGAATTTGATGGTGATAAAGATTTAAGAGTTACTGTGCTCATATCATTAAAACAAAGCTCCCACCATCTAAAGAAATTTCATAATTGCATTTTATTCCAATCTCAAACCAAATAGGAGCTTCTTTTCTTATCTGACCACTTTTTCCAGTTATGACTTTTACTTTAGTAAAACCCTTTGTCCTCAATTCGTTAATTTTACTTATAAGAAAATTATAAGCATCTTGAATTGCTAATCCATGCAAATCTATTGTAAATTCAATTTTTGTTTCTTTTTTCTTTTTCATGAGTATTTTTTTCTTAATTCTAAAAGTTCTTTTTTATATATATTTTTCATTTTGGCATCTGAATCAAGAATTTTTTGGTATTCTTCTTTTTGGTTTTCAAGTTCTTCTAATTTTTTCTTGTTTTCTTCATAACTATCTTTTGTCCACTTATAGCTTGGAAGAGAAACAATTTTATTAATATGTTCAATATTATGAGAAATATCATTAGCAAACTCTGTTATTATGTCCGTAAGTTCTTTTTTGCTTTGTAATTCTTGTAATACTGATGGTAAGTTATTTTCAAAACATTCTAATAAAATTTTATAATAAGGTATTTCTTCATTTATTTTATCAATGAAATGTTGATACCTTTTAGAGTACCATTCTAATCGCCATTTTATAAAATCTTTAGTAAGTTCTTCGCCATTAGTATATGTTTTAATGTTTTCACCATTCCAGTCAATAACAACAATTCTTTCTGTTATCTTTGTTTTTAGTTTGAAAAAATTTATAAGTTTTTCATTAGTATCTAAATCTAACAAAGCACCTCTTCTAAAATTGACTTCTATTTCAATATTTCTTGAACTTTTATCAACATAACTTATTATTTTTCCTTCTTCTTCTAGCTTATCTAAATATTCTCTAAATTTTTCAACTTTTATTTGTGGTGGTATTTCAGTAATTTTTACAGTAGATTTATCTTTTATTGAAACTTTCCCATTCAAATACCAAGAATTATCTTCAATTTTTTCAATGTCTAAATCATATTTTTGATAGAAAGGCTTTAATTTAGTTAATTCTTTATCATCCAATGCTAATAGACAATTATCAATAATATCTAATAAATTATGTGGTAAAATTTCTGTACTCCAGCCTACTGCCACACCACTTATACCATTAAGTAAAACAATAGGAACTAAGGGTAAAAAAGTTTTTGCACTAAAATTACTGCCATCATAGTTTTCCATTAATGGAACTATATCTAAATCTTGAAAAATTAAATTTTCAGTATCAGAATTTTTCTTAACATAAGTATAACGTGGTGCACCCCATGCTCTAGGCGTTAATTTGCCTCCAAAAGTACCAATTCCTTCAAAATATGTCACATTATTTATGTACGGTGCTGCCATTGCAGAAATTGTTTCACTAGCACTTGTATCAGAATGTGAGTAAATATTCTCTGCAATCAATACGCCACTTAAAGAAACAGTTTTAATTTTTTCAACTTTATTTCTTATTAACCATAAAGATTTACGTTGACCATCTTTAAGACCATCCGTTACTGCTGGAATTGCTCTTGTAGAACATACATAAACACTATAATCTCTGCTTGTTCTGCTTACATAATTAGAAGATTTTTCAATTTTCATTAACTATATTTCCTAGCCATAATTTTCTATCATCTGCACGATTTCCGTTAAATATCAAATCTAAAGTTTCCTTAAAATTTTCATCTGCTATAATTGGTATTAATTCTGGATTTTTTAAACTATATTCCCAATCTTCCCTCATCAATGTTCCTAAACCTTTAGCTCTTGTAATTTTATATTCTTTATGCTTGATAGGATCATATTCATGATAATTATGTGCATACCAATATCTACGTTCTTTTTTATATTCTCCAATTAAGAATGGTGTTTGAAAAATAAAAATAAAAGGTTTATCTTTTTCATCAAACAATTCTGGCCAAAAAGTATAAAAAAAGTTAATTAATAACGCTCCTATATTTGCTCCATCTGGATCCATATCATGAGCAATATAAATTTTTCCATACCTAAGTGACTCTCTTTTTGCTTTTAATCCTATGATTAAACCAACACTATTCATTATATCAACTAATTCAGTATTTGACAAAACTTCTTTTACTGATAACTCATTAACATTTCTAACCTTACCTCTTAAAGGAAGTCCGGCAAAAGTTTCTGGATTTCTAGCTTCAGCTAAACCACCTATTGCGGAATCCCCTTCGCCCAGTACTATTGTACATTTTGATCTATCTTTTCCATTTGCGTCAATCAATTTGGGAACTTTTACCTTTGCTGCCTTTTTAGCTAGCTTATTGATTTCTGCATCATCTTTTTTATTCGTACGTTCTGCACATCTCTCATATATTTTTTCAATCCATTGTTTATTCTTTTTTACAATGTTCTTAAATACATTTTCATCATCAAAAAACTTTTTAATAATAGTTCCAGCATTTTCGTTTATGAGTCTTGTTTTGCTTTGGCTATCAAAGTTTGGAGCTTTCATATTAGTTACATTGTAAATCAATATGCCTTGCTGAATATCAGCTATAGATAAAACTAATTTTCTTCTTTTACTTTCTTTTTCCAAATAGCTTATTAAACCACGATAAAACGACTTTTTAAATACATCTATATGTATTCCACCATTTAACGCTGGGATTCTATTAACTATTGTATGAACAAGGTCTCCTTCATTTTCTAAATCAGTCTGTATATAAAAGTTGCTTAAAAAATCTTGTTCTTTGATTTCTAATGTTATTAAGTCTTTATTAGGAAAAATGCTTTTTTCAACAGTTGGTTTGACAGTTATTCTTTTTCCATTATAAAATATTTTAACATTTGGATTAGTTATAGCAATCTCTGTAACCCTACTTTTAATAAATTCTTCTGGAAGAATAAAATTATCTTTGAGTTCTGGTACTTTTTCAAAAACATATTTGCTTGGCTTAAAAGTAATCTTAGTACCAGATTTAGCAGTAGAAGGAGTTATTTTTGGTTCTTTAATCGTAATATTGTTATCAACTGTAAAATTTCCTTCATTAAATTCTTGAATAAATTTTTTACCATCTCTTACTATTTCTACTTTAAAGAATTCTGAACAAAAATTAGTGCAAGCAATACCTAGACCATTTGTTCCTGCTACATCCCCACGGCTTTGGAAATTTCTACCAGCTCTTGCTCTACTTAACGCAATAGTTGCTTTATGTACTTTTTGTTCTTTATCATAATCAATAGGTATTCCTCTACCATCATCTTCAACTGAAAAAATAAATTTTTCTGAATCAAAAGTAATCCAAATACTGGAACCAGATTTGAATGATATGATTTCATCACAAGCATTATCTAATGCTTCTCTTAAATAAGTATTTAAAGCAGGAACCCATGTTAATTCTTTTATGTAGGGTTCTAAGTTATCATTATATAATAAAACTTCTTGTGAATGTGGTACTCTGCTTCCTAAATACATTTCTGTTCTAAGTCTTGCATGACCAAAATCAGTTAATTCAATAATATCTTCAGAATTATTTTTTTTCATGAGTTTTGTCTTTTGTTTTCAATAATAG